GAATGATGTTGTAGAAGTAATAGTTCAGTGAATTAGCAATGCTGCCAACAAGATTAGGTGATTGGTTCCACAGATCCATCTTGCCTGAAACCGTATTGAACTTGTATATGTTGATCCATAGACCCGTGATTGATCCGGTATAACCAGTAGACTTCCAAGCAACAGCTTGCTTATTCGGCCATAGTGTCATTGGCGTATTCGGATTGGCTCCGGTTGGAGTCCGAATAAATCCAATAATGCTATTGCCTTGTGTAACATTCAATACCGGCAATGTAGCGCCAGACAGCATAGCAAGATCAAACGTTGCGTCTCCGGTAGGCGCAACGGCATGTGAAACAGACCTAGTTGCAGCCATAGCCGCTAGAGTTTGGCTATTAGACGTAGTGGTCCCTGCGACCGAAGTCAACGGCGGATTGTTAGGTGTATAACCATAAAGCTGATTTGCCATGCCGCTTAAGAAGTTTGCTACACCAGCAAGTGTGTTGCCGGTTACCGGATTGTTCGTCAATCCCTGTAACACACTGTCGGCTAAGCCTTGCAGCGGTCCTGTTCCGGTGCTGCCTGGTGACCCGGCTAAGTTTCCGAATGGGAATTGCTGCAGCGCACCTTGAATATCGGTAAGTGGTTGACCTGTATTCTGATTGGAAGCACCGAAGATTTGATCGGCAATAATTTGCTCATTGGCGGTAATGCCGTTGATAAGACTACCGGCGACAGTGCCAGTCCAACCACTCGTTAGACTTGGAATAAGAGATTGGTTAAAAAGACCACTAGTGATCTTGGAAGCGTCCAGGCTTGGAACAACACCAGATGAAATCGCCGTGGCAATATTCGGGCCGGGAATATTTTCCAGTGCCGTCGTGACGCCACTGGTGCCTGAGCCGGTTCCACCCAAGCCAGTAATGATTGCGGAGATAAGACCTCCGACACCGGGGATTCCGGCGAGCAGGGTTTGCAGGTCAGAAAACCCAAGTCCCGTCGTGCCCCCGAATCCCTGTGATATAGCATCGATTAACGGCTGAAGCACAGTAGAAATAAACGTACCTGTAGTAATCTTAGAAGCATCTAAGCTTGGAATCTGCGATGCAATAAGAGTTCCGACAATATTCGAAGCATTAACAAGAATCGCCCCAGTAGGATTCAAATAATCATTAATAAAACTATCAACTACTGGCCCAGCATCCCAACCTGTCGGTGCATCCCCAAATCCAAAAAGAGACAAGATACCCAGAATATCATCAATATACGGATTCAAAGCATCTACAACATAACCAATTTGATCAACAATCGGATTCAAAGCATTGACCACTACAACAATGATATCAAGTATCGGCATGAGAGCAGAGATTAAATCGCCTAGTACTTCAATCTCTGGCTTAAGAATTCCACCAGCAATTTCAACTGTATCGGTCAACAACGGTGCAAGTGCGGTAATCACTGACGCAATCAAGTCAATGAAAGGCACTCCCCACAAAAGAATTTTATGTAAAATGGATGAGAAATCCGGCAGTTCAATACCATCAAGAGCTTCTGCTAATGAATTTAAAATTGGTGCCATTGGGCCGAAATAACTTGTGACACCAGAGCCGTTACCAGGATCAGTAATGGCAAATGCGCTAAGAAGTGCATCGACAGCTGCTGCAATAGGGTCAAGCAAATCCCTGATATCGCTGATGACTACGGCTAACTGCTCTGCGGCCTGCCCGACAACTGGTACGTCTCCCAGAAAGGTGAGCATGGTGGCGATAACGCCATCAACAATCAGATCGATAACCTGTTGGAAGTTATCAACCGGGAAAATATACTCAGAGAAAAAGTGCCATGCCGCATCAAAAAGATTGATTGGCAAAGGAATTCCATCGACAGATACAAATCCGAACAGTGCGCCAATCATCTGAATGACATATTTCAAGTCACCAAAATCAATGCCACTGTTTCCGAATGAACCTCCACCCAGCAAGACGATAATATCATTAATTATCGACTGAATCTGTTGAATAAAGTTTTCGTTGGCTTGATCAATGCCTCGTTGCATCTTACGCATATATGCAGCCATATATGTACTATCAGATGCAAGCTTGCCTAAGAACCGTGCTTGGTCATCATAGATTTTGGAGTAAGACTCCATTGTAATTGTGCCAAGCGCACGACTTTCCGGTGACTCATAATGTAATGAGCCATACTGTCCAGCAGGACTACCCATTAGCTCACCGTCTGCAATTCATCGCCCATTGTATAGACACGACAAAATGTCCAAAAAGCTGTTCCATGTGTAACTGTGGAATTGACTGTCAACTGTAGCGCGACTTCATTAATCCCACTTGGTACAAGCCAATCCATTGTTCGTAACATTGTCCAACCAGCCGCCCCAACAGGATCAATTACATGACCGAAATCATATGGACCCGCAACCGAACCACCGTTCAAATAAGTATATCCTTCTAGAATAAATCCTGGTGTACCACTTGGAGTTCCAGAAAGAACGTTCTCGTATTGCACTACAGCGCAAATAGTCAAATGCTCACCAGGAGTGACATAGCATCGATTTGAAAGAAATCCTTCGCCATGATCATCACAGTCAATTCGAACTGATCCAGCATCAGGCGCATATGGCGTATCATAAGTAACATCTGCAACCCGAATCCATTGGCCACGAGTAGGTACCCACCCTTGTAAACTATGACCAAAGTAACCGTTAGTAATACGATTAGGATCGGTCACAGGTTGTGATGCATAATCAGGATTGTAACTAATTGGATCATAATCAAATGCACCTTCGATTTTTAAATCCAATTTAACCAATCCTGCCGGGACTCCTGCTGACCCGCCAGAGCCTTGTTTCCCGCCACCTTGCGACGAATCTTGTTCTGTGTAAGTGATTCCAATGATGCGATGCCAACCTTCAATTGTCCCAACCCAAGGATAATTTGTAGCTGAAACCCAAATGCTATCTCCAAGACCAAAACTCCCCAATGGCGCGGAAGGATGGTTAGGGTCGATCAAAATCTCTTTGAAACTGTTAGGAATATTGCGACGAGTCAACTTGCGATGTGCCCATGCTGCTGCACGCTCTGTCGAATCGATCTGAGCGTTCTCTTCCATAACGGTACGCCGATAGCGAGTAGGATCGGCATTAGTAACTTCGGCTGAGTAAACCTGTCCCGGTAGCCAACCACGAATGATCACATCTGAAACAGGTTGAATCTCACGTTCGTCGGCTTGCTTCGCCTGAATTACATTCTCGCCCAATCGAAATGAAAGATAGTTCTGCTGATATCCACCGCGAGGATACCCAAGATGAAGTTTCTTGGTGAAGACAGTTCGATCACTGTTCCATTCACCCTCTTCAATCATGTCGAAAGGAATATCACGGGCAAGTCCAGCCATAACATCTTGGCAATCGTTAAAGTCTACTGATCGATAAAAGACCGCAAAGAAATCGAAATTAAGAACGCTGCCGTCAAAGCTATAGCCAGGAAGCATCTGCGTCCCACTGCTGGCGGGATAAACATCGACCTCAAGGTTGGCATTGCTGAACGATGATAAATGCGCCCAAATTCTCTGCACAATCTCAAATGGATCGACCGCAATTGGATTGAAATTGATAAGAAGAGGAATGCCTTTAGCATATCCAATGATTCCGGTTGTCGTGATTTTATTGTCTCCCGTGGTGGGATCAACTGTCTGGTCAGTGACAATCCCAACTGCAAAAACTTTTCTTGCGCCGTCTATCTCGATTTCGGCAATAACTACCTGACCCCAAGTCTGCCAATTGATTCCATAACTCGACGCAAAAAACTCGCCTTGCGGGATAACAAATTCCATTGAACTTGGAGCAGATAGATTGATAGCAATTTGTGGGTCTTTGACAACCAAGTCACGAGAAAGAATTACATCAGTGTTGGCTTGCAAAACTGTGAAGCGCATACGGTCTGTTATCATATCAACCTACTATCTGATATGCGTCACGGAAAAGTAAAACTGCATCAGTAGCAGATGTCATTGAGGCAGCCGTAAATAAAACCTCTAAATCTGCATCATGGCCAAAACGTAACCGATCAAGATATGGCGTATCGCCAGATAGTGAGGTTGTAAGATTCAACCCGGTAGAAGAGACACACCGTCGTGGCCCCCAAGGATAAGAATTAAGTTCAACAATTTCACCGGCAGCTAAAGTATGGTCAACTGTAATTGTTAACGGAGTCGATTGTATCACGCCATTAAGATATAAACCTGTGAAAGTAAATGAAGGATTAGTGCATGGGCCTACTACTAAAATTCGGAACCACGACGGTCCATCGCCCTGAGTACCATTAATAACGACATCAGGAATTGCCTGGGTCATAGCAATTCCGGTTTCTTTAACAGAATAGCCAAATGCATCAGAACGTCGAAACTCTGCTACGCACTGAATCGCCTCAGTGTAGTCTGTCTTTTTAGCATAGGTGAATTGTCCTGGCCGACCATAGATTGCACGGGTGATGCCATCCGTACCACAGCAATACAACGGCTCTAATTGACCCCATTGATTTCTGATATTATCAGAACGCCATACCTTTTGAAAATCAGCAACCGTTGGCATCTCATCCCAAAAGTTAGGAATGTAATCTTCATAGGGATGCAATAGTCGATTGATAAGTACATTAAAAGTTATCTCAATTGTGGTCGGTTTATGAGAATCCCAGCCAAATCGAGTTTCATCAGAGCGAGTGACCTGATAATCCTGAGCGTTGATGTCATACGGTTTGATATCAAATGTCTCAACCCGAACTGTCGTTCCTTTACCGAATACCATATTCCCAATTTGGTACTGTCCTGAAATCAGGTTATAGATAACACCTGGAATGCCCCCGGTCATTGTGCCGTCACCGTATTCATCTGAGAAGTCTTAACCTGGTACATCATCTGTCGTGTACTGTCTCGCGGGTCTTGCCCCGGTCCTGCATAGTAGTTTAGCTGACCAATGGTTTGATTGTTAGCTTGTGGATTGAGAACTTGGCCTGGCACCGGCAAAGCATTTCTTTTCAGAGGATTGTCTGTTGAATAAGAAATCAATTGACCTGTATTCTGATCTAAAAGGAACTTCACATTGCCCATAAGTCCTGCTGGCCCACCGGCCAAGAATCCCAAGAATTGCCCAAAATACGATCCGAAAATATGCCAGGATTCAATCCCAATACTGATTGCAGCATTGATTCCCTGGATCACCCCGGCTATCACCTGAGCAATAGCCTGTACGGCTTGCAGTGCGGCTCCTGCTGAACCGGCTCCCGGCATACCGCTTGCCCCACCGGCAGCAGACATAATCCCACCGATCTGACCGGCGATGTCTCCGACCGTGTTAGCGATCTTTGCTGCAAACTCAAGGTATTTTTGGAAGTTTTGAATAATCCCAATAACATCCTCAGTGCTGGCGGGACCACGAACAAGAGTGTCAGCAATGTTCTTTGTTGCGCCAATCACTTCCACGAATGATTGGAAATCTCCAATAACATCGCTTGCGATACCACCGACCCCACTAGCGATGGAGGCAAAGGTATCCAGACCAGACGGCGCTTCTTTCAACCCCCACTGCTCTTGAATAGCAGAATGAACTTGGCTTAGTTGATCAGCCATCATTTTGCCTTGCGGCGTTTGCAGTTCGTTCTGCCGGGTTATTTCAGCGTCGATAGCTTGAAGAGCCGTTACAGCATCCGCTTGACTGCTGATAGATCGCGGAACACCGATATCTTGCAAAGCCTGTTGAACTTGTGTCTGGGTATCTAAATTCCCAAGTTGCCCTGTATCTGGCGTAGTAACATGAAGTGGATCGTTTGCCGAACCGTCTGGCGCTGCTGGCCCTGCTGCTGCTGGTGGTGCAGCGGGTGGTGCGCCTCCAAGTGGAGTAAAAGCCCCTTCACCATGCGGACCAGTTCCACCCCATGTTCCTATTTTATTACCACCTGTAATTGCATCCCAGACGTCACCGTTACTATCAATCCAACCAACAACATTCAGTTCTTTTGGTAATCCCGTACGCGGTCCAGTTGCCGGTGGTTTGGGCGGTGCAGGTGGCGCTCCTGCTGGTGGTGGTGGCGCTCCTGCTGGTGGTGGTGCAACAGGCTGTCCATGTTTCGCCTCTGCTGGCCCATAAACTTCTATGCCTTGTGTATTATACCAATGCATCTTCCCGTCAGGCCCAGTTAGTAATTCCATTCCATTTGGAGCGCCTGGCCTTGCTTTTGGATTAGTTGTTGGTGCGCCTGGTGGTGGTGGTGGTGCCGGTGCCGGTGGAGGAGGGGGGGGCGGTCCAGCGGGTGCAGCGGGCAAAGGAATTGAACCCAACGGAACAATATTGCCAGTTCTACCAGGCTGATAAAAAATGTGAACGTGATCGAGATGAGGGTTATCACCAGTATAAGGTCTTCCAGCAGCCCCATGTTCGTATCCATATACTTGCCTATTAAAAATGGCTCCATAGACATTTGGATCTCTAAGTGCTTGCGCTAATACTTTATTGCCTTCTTCAATAGAATTAACCATAACGTCAATCGCGCCATGTTGATGTTCGCCAAATTGGTCTGCGGCATGGTCGCCAACTTGAAATCCCAACTTTGTCCAAAACGGCATCATTACGTTATGAGCAAAAGTACGTGCATCTTCACCGGGTTGCCCAGGAACACCCGTTGGCGGGTAAGCCCCAGCCATTGCTGCTGAATAGATGAGGCCAGTAGTCCCGCCAGGGTGTGCAGCCACATAGGGATTAGCCCACTGACCGTAAAGATTACCCCTATTCCGGTTATAGTTTTCTTGAGCCATTCGCGCTTGGACTTCGGCGGGTGCAGTGCCAGGATTCTTGCCAACCCATTCTGGCGCAATGGATTTTGCGATAGAATCCCAAGTGCTTTGTGCGAATTGAAATAGACCGAAATGAGTAGGATTTTCCTGTGGATTGAGCCTACCACCCGATTCAGCTTGTATGACCCCTTCCCACCAGGGATCGCGAGAGTGCCAATTGCCAGCGGAGTCCTGGTAAAGGTTTGCACCACCACCCCCTCCACCGGGAGCGCCCCCACCTTGCGGATTCCAACCGCCAGGCGACCAAGGAAGTACCCTACTATTTGGCGGCAATCGTAAAGGATCAGGAACATAACGCTTCGGGAAAATCTTTCCACCTGAAAGAAGATTTAAAGCTTTACCGGCTTCGATAAAAGTTGAGGTCATCTGTTTTGCGAAGTCAACTATATGACCGATAAGACTACCTATATCAGATAGTTGTTTGAAAGCATCAGTTGACTTGTCTTTCATTCCGGTGACGGCACCATAAGCAACGTCTTTTGCCGCGTTTTTGACGATACCGGCACCGGAGTTAATGCCACCGGCCCAATCCGTTGTGAAGCTCTGACCACGATAATACGTCCAGCCGGTCCCGCTCAGAGGACCGTATTTTGCTGGCGATGAACCTAAACCATCACCGGCAGTTTGCGCCAGAGCAATGATAGCCTTTTTGACATCATCATTACCGGACATGATACCGGCGGCAAAAGCTTGGGAAAGACTTATTCCCTGCTCATGGGCTTTGTCGATATATGGCTGTAAGGTAGCTTGTAAATCAGGATGCTTTGCCAACAAATCGGTTATTTGCTGATCCGAAAGATTTTGTAAACGAGCGAATTGTGTTGCTGCTGGTCCGATTAATCCTGGTATATCTTCTCCGCGCGCCGGAACTTTGAGCGGCCCCGGTGGTAATTGCCCCGCTGGTGGTGGTTGTGGCCCTCCTGCTGGTGGTGGTGGGGCATTCGGGTGTGGTGCATTCGGAGTCCCAGGAGGCCACCAATATTGTTGCGGCACAACATCTATAACACTTGGAATATGAAGTTTACCGTCAGGACCAAGAAGATTATTAATGATATCTTGAGACTGTGTAAGTAGAGCCAGTTCAACTTGAAGCTTTACAGGGTCTTTAATTATAGCTTTCAATGCTTCTTGCGGATCTTGCGCTTTAATAGCGTTTACCATCGCATCTTTGGGGAAGTAAGTATCGATAATCTTCTGTTGAATATTGGGATCAACAATTCCGAACTGAGTCAACAGTCGCTTTATGGCTTCTGTCGTGTGAGCAAATGCCTCTTCCGGCGAAGCACGACCGGACTCAACCAAAGCAACATTATCTTGACGTAACTGTTCTAATGTAGCTGAAAGTGTACGACCATTCTTAGAACTAAGATCAAGCTTGCCGCTTTGTTGAACAAGCGCATTTCCTGTCGTATCCAGCATATCGACAAGCTTGGACATTGGGCCGATAGCGTTATCAATGTCTTCGTTATATTTTGACAAGGCTGAATCATCAGGAACCTTGCCAAGTTTTTTCAGTGACTCAATAAACGTTGTTGCTTTATCATCAGCAGATGCCATCGAATCATGTAGTTTGTCAATAGCATCTGCGAACGATTTGACCTGAGCGCCACCATTTTCGAACTGTTGGCGAAGTTGTTTAACCGTATCAATAAGAGCCGGTGCGGCTTTTTTCTCCTCAAGTGTCTTCAAGAACTTGCGGTAAGTATCAGAACTACCTGTAATTGCATCGTTGGCCTGATCGGCTTCGATTTGAATATGAGCGAGTGCTTGAGCAAGAGTATGTGCGCCTTCGCCATAAGCCGCTGCCGCCGCTTGGGCCTCTGTCATCGCGACAGTAGTTTTCTTGGTAGAATCCGTTGTAGCTTTGGCCTGTTCTTCTGCCTCTTTGTATTTATTACGAAGTGTCTCTAGCATTTCAGCAAGAGCTTTACCACCCTCGCCCTGTTGTTTCAGACTGTCGGTAAATTTGTTAAAATCTGCATCAGACCCTTGAACAATATGTGCAAGTTCACCAGTTGAAAGCCCAAGCTTTGTAATTTCTTCTCTGGCAGCTTTTGCTTTGGCCGCACGATCCTGCCATGCATTGATATCTTTTGGATCATGGAACCACTCAAGAAGAGGACTATTTTGATCCTTTTCGGATAAGCCACCAGCAGTTTTAAAGAACCCAACAACGTGATCCCACCAAGACGGCAGATTATTTGCGGTCTGATCTAGCTCCTGTTCCATTAAACTGAGTTGGGCTTTAATGGCAGTAAAAATGTTTTCCCCTGAATTGATAGTATCAGCAGAAATAGCCTCTTTAATACTGCCTTGGAACTCAACAAGACTACGACTATATTGTTCTTGCGCTTGTTTGGACTGAGCAATAGCATCATCATATTGAGAAAAGGCTAAAATTGCACCACCAATAACAAGAGCAATCAAAGCAATCTTACTGGCGAATGCCGCCACAGCATCACCGGCAAGCATTAGTTTTGCAGACGCAGCTTGCCCTACAGTTCCCAGTCTTTCGAGTGCAGCGGCAGCACTGACAACTATTCCATCAATGCCCCTGAAAAAATTAAACGCACCAACGGCTATTCTTACAGCATCTCCAATTGGGCCTAAAGCAAGTTTGACAAGTTTAAATGCTCCGACAATACCAAGAATTGTACCAAGTACAGCCCCACCACCCGTTGCATTGATAATTGCAAAAAATACATTGAGAACGTGAGAAGCCAGTGTTAATGCCGGAATAAGTGACCCGCTTAACGCCCCAACAAATTGAGCAAGAAATTCTACTACTTTGCCAAAAGCGGGAGCCATTTCTTTAAGAGCATTTGTAAGTTGTTTGATATTGTCTGTTCCGACACCTTTAACAGATTCAGCAATATCATGCAACACACCACTAGCCGCTGAACGATGAACTGCTTCGTTAAACCTCTTCATATCGTCGGCGAAGTTCTTCAAAAAGTTATCGCCAGTCCCGGTCTTGAACAGAGTCAGTAATTGCCAAACGGCTTGAACTACATTCTTTGTTCCGATCCACAGTTCTTTAACCGCGATAACAGAACGATCCATCCATTCTCGCATTTGCCCGGTTTCGCGAGCACGCGCAGCCCAATCGGCAAAACCCTGTGCAATGCTTGGAAGATATCGCTCAGCCAAATCTTTAATGAATTCAGTACCGACAATACCGATATCGCGAAATGCTTGTGAAATCGGAGCTACTGTACGAGCAACAGCATTAAGAGTTCTAGCCGTATTAGAGAATAATTCGTTTGTGTCCTGAATGGTTTGAGCTTGTAATAAAAATCCAACAAACTCATCCTTGATATTTTTAAACGATTGAGAGACACGAGTCCCACCGTTATACATTGCCGGAAAATAGGTATCTGCAATCTTTTCTATTTGATCGCCCATTCCAGCGGTAAATGTAGCAGTAAACTGATTGCCCAAATCTTTCAGTTTTGGGGTAAGTCGTACAAGTTGGTCGCCAAGAGGACGAAGATAATTCGGCATCTTATTCAAGTCTTGGGTGACCTTTTGAAAATCACCGCTCATCGCATCTTTGAAAAGAGTGCCAAATGAATTTTTCAGCGTTAAAAGAATCCCAACCAAAGGAACTACCGAAGCGCCAATCATGGCGAATATACCTGGAATAACCAGGAATGCACCAGATAAATCTTTAAGACCTTGCAATAATCCGACAAGTAAGTTTGACGTAAAACGCAGTGATGCAGCCAACCCCTCAACGATGGCCGGTCCCATCAACGCAATCGCACCGACAACGGCTTTGATCCAACCTGGCAGTTCCTTGAATAATCCAAGCAAACCTGAAACACGACCCATAAGGCTTTGAATCCCACCACGCATCACGTTCCAGCCGATAATCGATTGGCCTATACTACCGGCTAATTTTCCAATACCGCCGTTTAAATTATTAAAGTGACCGGCAAGAGGCCCGAGTATCCCAGCAAACGGACGCACAACAGCGAAAAGAGCTTCCCCTGCCACAGCAGCCGCATTACTATGTAAAGCCAGTTTGTTTAAAATATCTGGGACAAACTTCAACCCAGCAAAGGCAACAGTGGCAAGCTTTATTTGATTTGACATGCCAAGCAAGCCACGTTGCCATTGCGGCGCATTGGCGAGAGCGCGATTGACACCAAGGAAATTATTCCACAACGAGTGAACCGCAATATTTGCGACTCCAAGTTTATTCAACGAGGCATGGAATCCAAGAAGACCCCCTTGGCCCTCTCGTGTGATGTTGACAATCTGTCTCAATTGTTGGTAGTGCAGGGCTGCCGCAGCAGTCGCACCGATCATGGCTTGGCGGGAGAAGTTAAGGTTGCGCCCGAAAAGATTGGTTGAATTAGCCAAATCTTTTTGAGAAACGTGAACGATTGTCAGCGTTCGATTGTAGTTATTAGCTGCTACTGAAGCTTGAAGGAAATCATTTCGAACTTGTTTCAGTTCGCGTTCCATATTGTTCATTGCACTATCGAACGCGGCAGTTCTAGCTGTTATTGCATCAATAGCTCGCTTGAACTGATCGATTGCCTGATTTACTGCCTGAACACCAGCCGAATCGGCTTCAATACGGATTTTACCGTGAGCGGTCCCAAGATCATAATCGGGAATAGGAATCGCCTCCTAAAATCCTTTTCGTATTGACTCTACGTTATCCTCTTTTTGCCCGTCAGGCATATTGACTCTGACAGAACCAATTTGATCAGGAGTTCTGTACCTCTTCAATTCGGTTCCCAGATACTTGCTCAAAACCCCCAATCTCGCTGTCTGAGCTAATGCGTCCGTCGATGGCCCGTTCTGTCTCCCCCTCCGACTCGCTTGTTCCGCTTCGTTCATCTTCGCGTCCACCATCCGACCCCAACGGTAGACTCCCCTGTTGAAGTAATACCCCTTCGGTGTCGCCGGATCGAATGTCCATAGATCGGTCGGGAGGCAATTGTACGCTTGGCACATTTGCCACGTTTCCCACACCATCATCTTGTTCTTCGCGAAACATAGCAAGTCCTTCGGCTTCGAATATCACCCCAAACAATTCCATTCGATCCGAAAAAGGAACTGAATCAAGATAGACCAGACCGGCTTGCCTTGCGTTCTCATGTTCCGGTGTTGCATATAACTTGGGTTTAATCACACCGGCACCAACCACGGCGTTGATCATGGCTTCCATTTGTTCGAAGTTGCCAGACTTCATCACAACTTCCGCAAGCGTCTTTTTTGAATCCTCATCTGTTTGAGGTTTATCCTCGGCCATCAAAGCTTTTGACATCAAGTCCATTTGTTCTGCAATACCCAAACGCAGAATATCGCCCATGTCAAGGCGACGAATCAGAACAATCTGGCCAGTTTGACTCAGTTGGTAATCAAACGGTTGCTTGTATTCACGACCACGCGACCAAGCTTCGCTGAGTGCGTATTTGTCGTCGGAAAGATTTTCCATTGTGCGCTCCTGGGCGTCCTAGAACTATGGATTTGTTTTAATCGATTTGGTTTAGGTGAATACCACCGCAACTGCCGGACATGGATCACCCATGACGCTACTGACCGTAGCTTTCACGCGGAACCACACCGTACCGGCACCCAATCCAGTTTCGGTAACATTCGCCGCAGTTGACGTTGGCGGGACACCGGCCACCCAAGTACCATCGATTCCGTTTGTTGAATCGGTGGACTTTTCGATTGTGTAAAGGCTTGCGCCGGTAACCGGACTCCAAGTCAGAACCACCGTTTGTGCCGAACCGCTGCCGCTCTTTGCCCCAGCCGTCAGGTTCAATGGAGAACCAACAGGGTTAGGATCGGGAGTGAGCGTAAGCTGCGAAGTTGTTTCGCGGCGGAAGATCGAATACAGAAGGTCATTCGTGTCGTCCAGCAACGGAAGCCCAATCCCCGCAATTTGCGAAGTCTGGAAGTTTCCATCTTGGAAGTTGGCCTGAATGTTTCCGTTTGCGCGGCAGCGATAAATCCGTACCAGAACGTCGCCGCCCGAGTCGGAAATGATCTTGCCATCGATACGGAACCACGGGCGCTGCTGTGTTGCACGCTTGCGGATTTCCTGAACGCGATTCGGGGTCAATCCGGTTTCGATTACATCGCCACCAGTAATGACTGCCCATGCAGCAACTTCCAAACCACCGGCTTCCAAGTCCCAGTTGACCTGGGAGCCTTTTCCGCGAGTAGTGATCAGCTTGTCATCGCCACGTAATTCGGCGAATTCTTCTGCCTCAGTGAAATTCAAGTGCTGAATGTACGGGAGATCAACAGAAGTCGGACTGAGAACGGTTCCCGTAGCATCCGCATATTGCGTCAGCTTGACATCGCGGCAACCATAAGCAAGCCCAGTTGGAACGGGACTGGTCATTTAATTTTACTCCTTATTCTGGCCGTTTGAAGCGCAATGTCTCCACGGGCATTATGCAACCATCTTCAGTTGTCTTTTCAAGATTGAAACGATGCATCACTACTTCGTTTCCAATTCTGCACCATCGACTGTTGCAGACAACCTCGAAAATTCCTTTTGAATTGTCACTTACCACACCGTGCAGTTTTGAATTGCACCTGATTTCAGGCACTACGAACTCATGTACTCGAATTGCTCAGGGAATTCAGTCACCAGAAATTCTGCTACCTCTTTGGTTAAACCGCGCGGCTTCCCTACTGGAAGAGTGAATTGATCCTTACGGAAATTGAATTCGACAGTAGGGTGATCGATTTCGTATTCCGCAAAGTCTTGTTTTGTAACCCTGACAGCAGTTGTTTGTCCGACAAAAGCTGGGATTGCCCGCACCCGTTTTCCACTGAGATCGTCTTTCAAACGGGGGGCGTTGTCGCGGGTGTCGGTGACCTCAGAGGGGGTCAGCTTGCCGCTCGGTGGTACCTGCTTGCGCGGTGCCGCCTTGGCCGGTGCCTCAGTCATGGTCGTCCTCTCGTCAGTGATTATAGCCGGTTATGCTGCATCTTCATCATACGACACGCTGTAGAGAGCGTTGCGTGTTGCCGTCTTCCAGCCAGGGTCAATCGTGTTGCGCGACCGGCTGTGCCGGTATATCTGGCCGCACCGGACCCCATCTAGCCCAACTACGTTTTCCATCGCCAACAAAATATCATCTATCCTGTTCAGGATAGTACTTATCGGACCATAATCTCGACTGATATCCGCTGGGATATGAACCCAAATTTGCATGGTCCGCGGACCCATATGTGGATTTAACGGCATTGCCGTTTCTTGCATATCAATGATGACGAAATAACCATTACTAATTGGCCTCTCGTCAACCGATTGCAATTCGAAGATGCGATTACTCCCGCCAAGCAAGCCTTGCAATGTGGCGTCCGCAGCAAGTAATTCATAGATAGCTGATGGCATCATGGCTTTCCACGTCTCCTGGCTTGTTGTTTCTTTCCATAAGCTTTACGAGAGCGGCGATTTCCTGACTTATTGACCGTTCCTTTACGCGCAGTTTTACGGGCTACCGGAGGTATTTCTGCAATTGGTGGCGAAAGATTTGGCGGCTTGCCGTCAAGCATTCCGTCCAAAGCTTTCATAATGTTGTTGCCGATTACACGCATCGCGGGGCCGAGAATTTGAAAACGTCCAGAGTTAGCGACTTCCAGCCAGATACCGTATTGAACTGAATAGGCCAATACCATTTCATGTATATTGTGATATGAATTAGAAACCGCCGTCAAGCCGGATCGTGCCGCGCCGGTATCATCAGTCCACGGTGCATTGATTTTCATCCACGCTGTAGCCCAGGCCGCATAGTAATCGAAAAGCTTTGTAATGTCTTCGTTGACTTGTTCAGGTGTTTTATTGACCCGTTCTTTGAGCGCGCCTTGTTGATATCTGACCGTAGCTTTCATCAAGTTAGGCAACTGGCTTACTCCCGTAGCTAGTGCCACCGCATTTTATCTCATATCCATTGAAAGGATAGACGTAATCGATTTCGTTGTCCTGCTGACCTTCAAGCCAATGATCGCCAATAGCAACTATGGCGTCATAAGAACCGACCAGAATGAAATCAAATCGACGTGTCGTACCTTCGATTATGGGCACAATGCCGGTTGTAGGTGCCCAGATCACATGGAATGATTGCGGATCGCGGGGAGTTTGATCGCCTCTTGTTTTAGTACCGGCGACCCATGTGTCCTGCCTTGGAATTAAAATAATCTCTGTTGGATCGATACCAATATAGCGATCCGTGTTTGATCGGTGAACTGCGAGTTCACCAGCCGACATCATTAGACCCTCGTTGTTTTGTGGCTAGTCCAGCGACGAATCAATTCTGTCCCAGCAGCATTCATTTCCTTATCAACCTGCGTCTGCCAGATCGTACACATTTCGCGGGCATTGGCATTCAATGCCGACAGGTTTCTGCTTGATCCTGATTCATTGACATCTGTATATGTCGCCGTTTTAGCAGCGATTGCACGCCAACTAGCAAGGATCGTTTGGCTTATAGAGCTACCTGAATCCAAAATGGCTCCAAGTGTAGCGTCGTCCAAACCGAATTCAGCCAGAATTTCTTGTTCTGGAAGCTGAACTTTTACAGAATCGATATCGGCTTGTACTGCCATATCGACCTACTTTTTGCCGTCGCGCTTGTCCTGCAAATGAATCGCTAACAAATCCTGAAGATCAGACTTCTTGTCTTCGTGAGTGTATTCGACTTTTGCCTTGTCCAATCGATCTTTCAGTTGTGGAACAGTTAGCGCATTGACCTCTTCGCAAATATCTTCGTCAATGTCACTATCGTCATCGTCGCGTTCAGCAAAACCTTCCGGCCCCCACGGTGAGGGATGCGCGCCAGGAGTATGACCGGCCTGTCGTGGTTCGACCAAAACTCCGTTTTCACGGTCGAAAGCCCTGCCGGTGTCATAATCCAAAGTGGCTCCCGGCAGCGGAGCGCCACCAGTGTCGTAGACGGCTGCCGCTCTCGCTTCTGATTGGTAGAACGGGGATTGTGCTGCACTACCGGAAGATTCGTGCTCTTCGGGAGTTTCCGTACCATCGACTCCGAATCGGCGTTCGTTCGCCGGAATCAGATATTCCCTACCACGATCTCGAAGGTATTGCTTGTCCTCTTCAGACAAAGGTTGATTCAAATCAACAAATCGGCCCATTTCCGATCCTTTCCTATCGGAAACCTGGGCGGGATCGCCGCCCAGGAATCCTAGACCATTTTCAATTAAACGAGGAATCCACCACCGCGAGTGTATTGCGTTGGAATGCTGTAACTCCCCGAAGCTTTGATTTGCATGATCGCAGCCCCGCCACGCTGGCGGATTCCGGTTCCAAATGACCTGGCATAGAAACCGTCCACCAACGGATAGCGTTGGTTGTTCCCTGCGATAACACGCAAACCCTGCATGGCGGGATTCGAATGCTGCCGCATTCCGACTGGATTTGTCAGGTTGAACAGACCACCGTAGGCGACTCCCAACAGATAGCCCGCTGGAATGTAGTCGTCTTCGATGAGATGCCAGAAACCGTAGGAGCCGATCACAGGCAAACCGGATAGAATCTCAGCCGGTTGGTTTCCAAGCAAACCTTCCGCGTTCGGCAGAATCATCGGTGGCTGACTTGGGCTTGGAATGAAGTCGTAGCCCGCTGTCACACCGTTGTTGTTGACGATACCTCTACGGAAGGTACGTATCACATCGGATTCGGCCTTGTTACACAGAAGTACGAAACTAGTTCCGTACTGTGGTGCGTAACCGTGTTCGGCAATCAACTGAAGTAGATCTTCGACATCGGATGAGTCAATGACCGAGTTCGCAGAAATCACGTAGTGATTGTGTGTGGAAGCGAAGGTATTCGTTTTGAAAGGTGGTGGTGCAACACCATCGGCATTGTAGAGCGGATAGACGTTGTACGCCTGATTGCGAATGTTCGCTTTGCGAGTTCTGTTGTCGAACAACGCTTCCATGATCTTACGGAACATGAGTCGCTTGTCGGCCCACAGAACTGCATTGTGAATCGCTTCGACCTGACGTGCGTCCGCATCGGCAAGGAACATCCATGTGTAGGCGTTTCGCTTGTCGTAGTGACGCAGATCGTAGCCCATTTGGAACATTTCGATGGGCAACCCGGCACCGCGCGGCACACCGAGTTCTGATGCCTCTTCGAAAGTCAGTTCACCGATTTGAACCACAGGTTCGACCGGAACCGTAACCGGATAGGTAAGAATTCCGATTAGATTGTCCATCACTTCGTTGTAAATAGCGATGGATTCGGCGAACTGATCCCATAATGCGTTCAGGTCTACACCGTCAGCAGTTACGGTTACCAGATCGCCTTGAGTGAGCATACCCTCTTGGCGAAGTGGTTGCGTGCCACCAAAGATCGGACCAACGGGAATGCCGTCAATCGTCAGCAATCCGTTTTCTTGTGCCAACATTGGCATTCCCTTTCAATTCGTTTTCGATGAAAACTAAGCCTTAGAGGCAAACTATGAGTCGGCTTGCTTCAACCGTGTGGCCGAGATAAACGCCGGTACTGGTGGTGTTGATCGCGCCGTTCGCAGTGAGGTAATACTTGGTTCCGGCAACGGGAGCCGTTGCACCTACCGAATAAAGACCTGCACCAGATACACCGTAATCAGTTGTAGCGAAGTTCGTGATTTCGCCACGTTTGCCGACATCGACAATATTTCCGGCTATCGGCGGTTCCAAAAGATAACCGTGTACGTCAACACCGACTGGCATGACGATCACACCGATAATGCCGGTTTGACCGGCCCCGAGTACGCAAGCGCCGGATGAGTTGAGGCCCACGCCGATAATGAGGTTGGCCTGATCCAGCGTTGCGTCCACTGCCAGCGGAGCGCGGAAGTTACCGACATAGGGGTCGTATTTGTCCCAACGCGGCTTGACGGCAAGCGCACCAATGACGGGAGGCACTGAGGGAAGAGTCATTTTGAATCCTTACCTGTTAGGTTCGCGATTGATCTTATCATCGATGACCTGCGATCAAGCGCCAACACGGTTGATTTGACCGGCGTGTCTTACGAGGTTCTGCCATGTGCGATCACCGGGAATTTCTTCATCAGATCGGCCCGCTTGGACTGTTTCTGCTCGTTGCCGGTGGGAGGCGCGGGGGGCTTGCCCGATCCCCGCTGTGGCTGCTGGGTCCGAGTGTCTTTAGCCCCACCTGACTTGAGAAGCCAGGGACTCGACGCCGCGATTCTCTTGACCGCCCCCTCCATGCCGGTCACCGTCGCCTCACCACCGTCAAGGTTCACATCGATTTCAATTTCGTCTTCGTTCAACTCCGACAAGGCTTGCCGAATCGAATTCCACTGGAAATCGGATTGTGAAAGAAAAGCGTTGATCAGAGCCGTGTTGCGAATGACTCGATCCATCTTCTGAATGGTTTGGTTCGCCGTGTCCAGATCGGTTTGCAGTTGCTCTTCTCTGGTCTGGGTCTTTCGGGCGTCTTCCTGTTGCTTCTGGACATAGCCGTCGCGCTCGGTCGTGACTTTGCTGAGATCGCCTTGGAGCTTCTCAACCTGCTTGAGAAGTTGGCTCAAAGCGTTTGGGTCAGCTTGCAATTGGGCTACAGGATCAGGTTTCTGCTCTTCCTGCGGAGTTTGCTGCTGATCGACGCTCTGTTGAAGCGACTGTTGCGCAGCCTGACCTTCGGCGGTTACCGGAGGCGTTATGTCGGTCGTGGTGGTACCACCGAAGATCGGCCACGCCTTGAGGGCCTGATTGTAAAGCGATCCCAGGGAATTATGGGAATTGTTGGTATTCAACGTCGGCATGATCTTCTTGACCTCTTCCATTGTCCGGTTCTTGATTGTTTCAAAATCAGGCGGCTTTGCTTGCATTTTGATCTATCCAATCCCTATACTGTCCTGCTGTCAAGTGCGCCAGGAACACGTCTGGACTTTCGATGTGGGGCGCGACGAAGCAACGGCACTGCGGATGAGGCTTCGGTGGAACGTTATCCACATCAAAAATCTGTCCATTTAATTGTGTGCAGACTTCTTTCGGATCGTTGACATGAACCGCTGAAGTGTACCAACGCATCCCTGTAACCCACGGGCGATCTTGTGCCATCGTGATGGCCGTGGCGTGGAAAGCATTATTGAGTTCCGTTCGTCCCAAACGAAGCGCGGCGTAACTTGCACCACCCGATACGTTGGGGTTGATTGATGATTTAACTTGTTTCGCGATATCTTGAGCACTGTCGCCTCGCAAAATAGAACTGTTAATGACCTGATTTACCCATCCACTAGCTAATGCTTGAGAACGGTAAACTCGTGCCGATAACGGTTGCTGGGATTGCGTAACGCGAGAGATTGCGTGCGCGACCCCTAAAGCCGCACTTTGTCTTTGACTCGTGATGAAAGAATTCAAATCAACTGTGGTTAAAGCTTCTGTCAGATATTTCATATCAGTTGCGTTCAAAGCGTCAACGGCTGCGATTGCCTCTTCCCGCTGACCACTCCCGATAATCGGGATCAATCTTCGAAATGTAGTTCGCAGAATCGACTTGGCTTCGTTTTGAGCTAATCTGATTTGAGCGGTTCGAACGCCAGAAGACCACGTTGTCTTATGACTTAAATCGGTAATGGCTTGTTCGGCATCGTTTGACGCCGCGGTTAAAACGTCTCTGATCAACGCTTCGTTTTTGACTTGCTTCGCAAGAAATGCTCCCAGCCAACGCCGGTACAACGTTGACGGCGGCTCAATCGCAGCGGCTTGGGCGGGAGTGGGGGCGGTCATATTAGCGACCACTCTATCACTTCGTGCCTGGTGGCGATCCAATAGCGCCATCTCAGAGCAGGATTCGGCCACCCCGCCAGATCGCGAGGGGTCGGCCACGGCACGTTGTTGGGATGCGTGTGGAAGATTCCGAGAACCTTGTCTTCTCGTTCCTTATAGATAGCACGAAGAGCAGAGTCAAAATCCTCTTGCGACATCAAAAAATTATGTGTCGGTTCATGGTGGATATTTTCAACATAGATAACTTCTTGCTCTTCAATGGTGATTAATCCACATCTTTCATTTCGATTCGCCAAACACTGTGAAATCAATTCGTGTTGTACGCTCTCAAAGAGAAGTATGTCGGGATGCCAAATTCTTTCCGCTTCCCGATCCGTTTTAATCAACTGATTGCAGTTGGAAGGATGGGCAGGATTGTTAAAATCGGTGTCTTGGAATGGATAAGGCATCAGATATTATTTCCTAGATGCTCTGCGCCTCTGTCTTCGTGGTTTTGATTGAGCCGTTTTTTGTCCTGCGATAGCAGACATTCGTCTATCATATTTTTTGATACCGACCACACTTTTTTGAACAGGAACCTTGTGCTTTCCTCTGCGAACGATAACAGTAGGCCCAACACCGCGCGATGTCCCAAGACGGAATTGCGCTCCCTTATAGGGAACTCTTGTTTTGGCGACAGTGCTAACTTCGACATGAGATCGGAAAGCAGAAAGAGCCTTGCCGCGTCGGGTGCCTTTGGGGAAGACATGTCCGACTGTTTTGTCAACAACTCTATCGAGTTTTGTTTTCTTACTGATGGATTCGATTCGCACATATTGACCTGTCACCACCCTTTTACTGCTGCCAGGAATCCTTGTTCCGGCGTTATATCCCACCGTCGCGCTCCGCTTGTTGATCCGCGCATACGGGATAAAATTCGCTCTAAGTCCTCCAAGCCCTTCTGGACGTGGGGCTTGCGGAACGCGAGCCGAAACCTTGGCAATGCGCCGACCGCGACGAGCCACAGCAGAAGCCAACTGCGCCTTGCGGAGCGCGGCGACTCTTGCCGGTGTCATCACATGTTGGCGCGTCACTTCAACGTCGTCCCATGCATACGCAAACCTTTACGAATCCGGCGTTCTTTACGGAATTCCCTGCGCGCCCTCTTGTTCAAATTCAGCTTCGGTTTGACAGTTCCACCCGTGTATTGCGGGCGACCTCGGAAATAACCGAGTGCGGCTTGACGATGACCGTAAGAAACCTTCTTGCCTTTGGATTCAACTGATTTCGTATAGGCTGCGGTTCGCCGCAATGCTTCAGCTTCGGAAATCGACTTGTTGTATCCTTTGAGATTTTGGCCTTTAACCTTCCCGCCACCGAAGTGTTTGGGCATAAGACTTCTCGATGGAACAGTTCGCTTCGTTTTTCCTGGCTTACCGAACGGACCTGTGTGCAATCGGCCTGGCGTTGGATGCCCGATTGAGGCGTGATACATTCCGGTGTCGCGTGCCGGTAACAGAATCTTCCGCTTGCCTTTCATTCTCAACGCAGCGCCGGTATAGGCTTCCGGCGTCTTCGGATAATTGAACCGCGCCATCGTTTTCATTTCGCCTTGAGATGGCTTGTACGGTTTCAATCCGGCTTGCGGAGTGGTTTTACGGCCCAGAATATGAGACGGCTTGAGCGGCTTGTGAACATACGTGATCGTTGAATGCGAACCGAGCGGACCCTGTTTCTTTCCCGAATACTGAACCTGATATCCACCACTAGTTCGTCCGAGAACCTTTCCTTTCGGGGTCACATTCATGTGAGTAATACGGCCATGTGTCAACGAACGTGGACGGGAGCCGGTGAGATTTCCCGTCAACGGTCCCACAGGGCCGTGCCTGGTTCTGGTCAATGTCGAACCGGAAAGTTTGTGCCGCTGATATCCGGCAGCACCGACAAAACCTACCGCCCCAACAACCCCCGCCCCAATCGCAGCACGTTTGATTCGTCTTTTGGTAGTCGGAGTGGGATGAAATTTGCGACGTTTGGCCGCTGAAATAAGGGAAGCTTTGTGAAGTGCTGCCCTGCGACTTGCTGTGAAAACTCCATATCGCCTCGCCACTATTTCACTCGCCTTATATAATTACGGGAATTTGGCCGTTTCCCTTTTAAATTCGGATTTGGATTCTTGATAAGAGTCAAACGATCTTTACGTTGTGTATAGGCAGTGTGATAGAACTTATCTGCGTCGGAATGAACTTTAATTCCGCTCAACCCTCGTGCGCCGGAATGTGCCGAAGGATGCATAGACATCGATGTCTGTCTGACATGAGCTTGTTTTATTTTGTAAGGTACATACGTCCGTTGCCCGACAGCGTTAACCGTTGCCCCCAAAACCACTGATCCGACCAGAGCGCCACCGGCAATTCCCAAAGCCCTTCGTCTCATTTGTCTTTGAGTGGTTGCGTTTTGAACATAACGAGTCGCAGGATTTCTGCTGCGTCTACGTCCACGGCGTTTTGCAGCAGAAGCTAACTGCGCTCTACGTAACGCTGCACGTCTGGCGGGAGTAAAAGAACCGTAACGTCGGGCCATCATAGACCCCGTATAGTCTTGCGAACCGATCTTTTCAAACCGCGAGTCTGAATTCTAGCCGCCCGATCTGTTTTCCATTTTCGTGTCTTATATTTCCTGTAAGATTGTCTTGGTGTTACTTCATCCATCTTCTTAGCCAAGCTGCGTGTCTTTACACCAGATATGACACTCGAATGATGATAACCAGCTTTATAAATTCTTCTCTTGGTTCTAGCTTCTACTCCAAATAAAGTCGGGCCACCTTTATCCCATACTTCATCTGGTAGTGGTCTACTGATATGACCGCGAACAGTGACTCTCTTTGAAAAATGCCCAGGATCAACGTATAGTTTGCCTCTTCTACCGGCTTGATTAGCTCTTGCATTAACTTTTCTGGCAGACTTCATCATACGATTCAGTTCGCTGCCAGTTGAATGCGTCTGAGCCGAGAAATACGATCCCGAAGCATAATGCCGTGCCGCTAAAACGCCGACCGCTGCACCAGTTCCCACCGCGCCATACTTAACGATTTTCCTTTGACGCGGAGTTAATCGTCTACGCCCACGTCTCTTCGCCGCAGAGGCTAATTGCGCCCTACGTAAAGCCGCTCGCCTCGCGGGAGTGAAACTCCCATAGCGTCGGGCCATTTCAATTTAATAGCCAGGCTTCCCTTTGACTTTCATCGCCGGGGGAGCGCCACCGGGAATCGGACGAGGATTTGTCCAGTTACGTGGATTCTGCGCTTTGATCTCATTCGGAATCGGCTGACCGGGAAGCACGGCTTTGCCGCTCTTCACGATAGCGTTTTTCGGCAACCCCGCCACGCGAGCCGAAGCGTGACCCTGAATCATCTTCGGTTTGCCGGAAGTTCCTCTAGCCATTTCAATCTCCTAACTATTAGAGCTTATGCCTTTTCTGAATTCTCATAGCCTGATTTTGATGCATCATCGCTGACTTGGCTAAACGTCTGGAAACCGGATGAGTGCTGGGAAGGAATCTAGACGCTTTCCTAGCCGTCTTGGCTTGTTGGTTGTGCTTATACATTCGGTCATAAGCGGTAGCATGAGAGTAAGCGCCGACTGCCGCTGCTGCGCCCAAACCTACCGCAGCGTATTTCAAACCCTTTTTTACTTTGCTTCCTTTTTGGAAATCACGAGATTTGACTTGAAAACTGGCTTTGGCATAGCCTGTCCGTTGACCAATAGAACGTCTCAACGTTTGTGGAACTGTGCCATGCCGTCTGCGTTTCGCAGCGGAAGCCAGTTGCGCTTTCCGTAACGCGGCGCGTCTCGCGGGAGTCAAAGTATAAGTAGCCATTATGAGAATCTCTTTCTGGTTCCTTTAGCGGTCGGCCCGTGTTTGTAAATCGGCAGCCGTTGATACGCTGGCGAATGCCCAAGCGTTTTCGTAATCGCTGAATGCATTCCAGCCCTATGTGCCATCGTATGTGCCCACTTGGCTTTCAGTTTGGGATTCGCAAAGAAATAACGCATCTGCTTCTTGGACACGAAGCCAAGCGGCATCTTCAAACCGCCCTTGCGTTTCTTGCCTCTGCCACGCTTTCCCATGAGCTACTTTTTCCTGGCGACCTTTTTCATCGTTCCTTTGGCGGTCTTAGTCGAAGATTTCTTGCGTCCACCACCTTTCGCAAACGGAGCGGCACGCTTGCCTTTGAAATTCTTGAGCGCCACAACAATATCTCCTTGCGAATTGATCATCTGATTTTTAGACCTGGCGTGATGCGCTTGATTTTGAATCCACCTTTGGTGGGAATGATTCGTGTTGACGCGACGATCTTGTTGAATGACCTCGTGCTGAACTTAGCCATGCGAGTAGTCTAACTCAGGCTCAGCCCAAAGGAACCGTCTGTTTGCCGAATCCGCCTGGCGTGTTGCCGTTTGCTCCCGGCGCGGGAACGTTGCCCTGCGGCGGGGCGACACCGGCAGCCTGGTCGAACGCAGACAGGTTCGATCCGCCCGCAGCACCAGCGGCGAACGGGTCCATCGCCGTCGCGGCAGAGGACGCCTGATCGGTCAGCAGGGCCACGATGTCATCGTCGGTCAGTGCGTTGCCCTGATCGTCAGTCGTCGGATACTTCCAGCCCAGTTCCCTCAACTTCGCAATCGCCATCTTCGTCAGAATCAGATTAGACGTTTGCAACAAAAGCGTTTCTTGAATCTCAGCGTTTCTGTCCACCGGCATCGGATCATCGAAAACACAGACAACCGACATCTGACTCATGGTTTCGATACTGCCGAAAGTTTCGCTTTCGTAAGCCGGAAGCCACATCGTCGTGATATCGTGGAACATCTGATCCAGAATCGTAACGTATTCCAATTCCTTCTCAGCGTTCGCTGCGATCAACGGCATCAGTTCCATTTTCATTGCGATACCGGATTGAACTGCCGTCACATCGACGCGACCGATAGCAAGCGCGGGCACTCCTGCCGCTTCAGACAATCCCTTATCGCTGATATAATCCATGTGATTCTGATATGGACTCATATCAGTCACACCGCTTACACGTTGAAAAGTTTGATCCTGCCCAACTTCAATGATTTGCATTGGGCCGATATTCCAATCAGTGACTTGCCCGGTATTCGGATCAACTGGTGGCGCAGCCGTTGTCATATACATGCCCAAGCCCTGAAAGACAATCGTTGCGTCTTCATCTGTCAGGGATTGGTTGATGCCGTACATCAACGTTTCAAGACCGGCCAACTGACTGATGCCCCACGATGAATTCTGCGGCGGCATGTTGCGCCACTTGTATATCGGCAACTGAGTGATCGACGGCGGAAGCGGGGTTTCCGGTTCGACCGGCCCACCGGAAACCGATTCCATTTCGGATGAATCTAAAACGCGATCATCCCATTTACCGATTTCCCAAAACGTCACTTCCTGCGTGATCGTTCCTGTCGGCTGCCCAGTGTCATCTAATTCCTTACGGAAAGTAGTTCGTTTGCAAACCTGCTTGTTTGGGTCACGCCAATCTTTGACTCGCTCAGCAACGTGATAGCCGATTGTATTCTGCTCTTCGTCCTCAATCGTAAAAACTTGGCGTGGATCGACTTCAGCAATGCATACGCGATTACCGGCTTCTTTATTAGGGTTAGCGTACAACATAAACGCGGAATCACCGCGAACCAATCCCCAACGCTTATTCGATTCGAATAGAGTCTTGAACGCTTCACGCTTAAAGAAAGCTTTCCACCAGTCGTCTAAAGCTTGCTGAGTCCCGGCGTCACCTTCGCCCTCAACCAAGTAATCAACATTGATGCCAAGAAATCGATTCGTCGCTTCGATCAATTTACGACCTGACGGCATCAGCAACGGATGCGACTCATCGCCCCTGATGGTGATCTTCAGTTGCCACGTTGAGTTGATATACAGATTCTCGTACAAGTCATAACACTGGACGCGCAACTTATCGTGCAATTCAACAACGTTATCATCGCCGGTCTGAATAAAATCCCTGGCGGCGTCATATTGCTTCGGGTTGTAGACCATGCAGTGATCCTACCTCTAGTGGACCCAACTTCCGGTTCGACGCCCCGTCTGAGCGTGCTTGATTCCCATCGGCTCCGTCCGGTCAAGCTTGCGTCCAAGATCGCGCAAGAACTTGGCGTGCGACACGCGCGCACCACCCCCGACTTGTGTTGCGGCGCTGTGATACTTGCCAGCCAGGAACCGGCCCAACGCTTCCGGCGTGTGATCGTCTTTCTTCATGGGCAGTTCGTATCGCTTCAAACTCGTTTCAGCCATCTCCGATTTCTTTTCGGGATAGCGATACTCACCGAATTCATAGATCGTGTGTGGGCAACGAATCGAAATCATCAGCCTTGGGCGTCGAATGTCTTTCGGCCTTGGCTCGTCGCTCTCTTCCCGCCACTGCGGAGCGGACGCTTCGTTGTCGGTGATTCGGTCTTTGAGCGCAAGTCGGATGAGATTGAGTCGATTCTGTAATTCGCCGCCGGTGTTGGGCCTAGCTCTAATGCGCTTCCCGGCTTTACGAAATATATTTTCCAACGTCTTTGTATCCCCAGGAGATGCTGGGTCGGGATAGAACTCTGAACAACTATCGGGTACCAATCCTCGTCTGAGTATTTCTTGTGCGAATTCATCTGGTGCCAAGTTTTCCTGATAAAGCTCTTCAATAACATTGATCTCGCCCCAAGGCCCGATTTGGATAAGTAGCCAGACGTTAGGATTGCGATAGCCATAGTCAACAGCAGCGACCGTTTCCCAACTTGGATAGAACGGAAGTTGTCTTGTGTGCGTTTCCTCATCGAATTCCTTAAACACCTTGCCAACGAAGTCGGTGAATTCTGCTGCGACTTCCTGTTGAAACGTAGGGATTGTCAGGTCATTTGCCATCTGCGCTATTTGCGAATCGATGACAAGGGACTCCATCTTGATTATCTCAAAGCTAGTGAATTCAGGATGCTCTGACATCAGTTGAATCAGCCGGTGAACGTCTTCGTCGCGTGTCGGCTCTTTGAACACATACGGATTACGCCACGACGGCAACTTGTGTCCTGACCAGTTGAGATTGCTTGGCCTTTTGGACTTGACATAAAGCTGATGAAACCAGTTCTTACCTTCTGGCGTGGAAGTGAACTTGGCCCATCCGTTGAAGTCGGCAAGTGTGGGCATCAGCATTTGAGTCCAAACGATCTCTTTCAGCTTTGCTGCCTCTTCGACGTGTACGCCGCTTAATCCTTCACCGACTAATCGCTCCGGTACCGCTGCCGACTTCGCCGAATATATGAACGCGCCTTCCCAAAGCGACACAACCATATCGCCGCCTTCAAGCGAATAATACGAACCAGGCTTATCCATTGGGATTTCAAGCCTGCGACATATGTCCCAAAATACGCGAAACGGCTTTTCACTATCTGAATAGTTCGGGCCAACCGACCAGAACTCACGACGCTTTCCCTCTTCTTTAAGCCATGTTGCCATTTGTCTTGTAAGTGCGGCTTCAGGTAATAGTTCGTGACCAATCGCTCTAGATTTTCCAAGTCGGCGTCCCGCGTCGATAACCAGAAAACGCGCAGGGTCTTCCATGAATTCCAATTGACCCGCGTGAGGATCGAATACCTTACGAGTGATTCCCGTCTTGTCCTCATACTCTTTGTCCAGTATCGCCCACTTGTTCATCGTGTCGTGACCCTCTCAGCCGTCGTGATCATGCTATCATCCAGGCGTGACCACGTTAGCCGACATGTTCGGGGAGCCTCAATGGGCTAAAGACCTTGACGCAAAACTGGACACAATAGTGCTCGGTATTCAAGCCATTCAACGGCGTGAAGCATCTGAGCAACATCAGTTATCAGTCCTTAACGAAAAGGGAGATTTAATCATGGCCGCAGTACAAATCGAACAGTCGGACCTTGACAACGTTGCCGCTGCGGTCGAATCCGTGGCACAAGCCCTCGGCAATCTTTCGGCCCCGCTAGCGACAGCGGATGAAACGGCTTTGAATCAAGCTGTTTCTGATCTGCAAACCGCTCTGGCAACTGCTCAAGGAAACGTGACGCCTCCGCCTGTGCCACCGACCGGCTAACCGTTTCGAAACGAAAAGACCCGCTGTGAGACGTGGAACACAGCGGGTCTTCTCTATCCGAATAGGCGAATGCGATTTGGGCAACCCCGGACAAAAGTCGCTGATCGCGCCACATCGGAAGTCATCTGCTTTGAATTAGATTCTAGACGGTTTCGCTCAGACCTGTTGCCGGATTGAAATCGCCTCCCGTGACCTGCGTTGCGCCAGGCACAACCGTTCCGAATACCGTGTCTGCGCCACTTGGACGAGGCTTGCTTGGCATTTGAACTGCCTCAGTACGCGGTCTTTGATCCGCAGCAGCAGCCATCGCTGCAACGTGATCGCCATAATCTGTGATAATGGGGATCGGTCTTGTCGAAACATTGCGCCCATCGTACATCTTATGCATATTTGGCGTAACCGTTCCCGGTTGCACTCCACGAGTTAAAGCCATGATTGCACTACTCCTATCCTGCTGTTTTTCTAATATTAGCAAGCTTTGCTTCAGTTATTTCTTCTGGTTCTGTCAAATACGCTGTGAATGTGCCGTCTTTTCTTTTAACGATCCTGACAAACCAGGGAGCGTTGTCAACACAGTCCACTCCTGCTGCACGCGCGGCGAATCGTCGTGACTTCGCTTTCCTGATACGATCTTTGGTGTCTTTAATGGATTGCTTACGATCTTCGATATCTTCTGTTGTTTGGCCATCTTCGTTTGCCTCGCCTGTCTTACTCGTGGTTCCATTTTCGATACTAACCACTTCAACGTCAATAATAGAAGCAGATCGAAAAGCTTCCCTTGTACTCGTTTCGATAGAAGATTCAAAAATCGCTTCATAAGGTTTGTCCGCATTTCCAAGCATCAAGACTTCGGGAGTCTTACCGATCACACGTTCTGCAATCCATGTCGCTGCTTTGATTCTGTCGCCCGGTTCAACAAAATCAGAGTCAGCAAGTTGAAACATGATCTCAACTGCTCGTGGAGCTTTCCTCCGCAAGTAGTCATTGATCCTTCGACCAAGTTCTCTACTGAACTTGCTTCGAAATTTTTCAGCCAACGTGTTTACACTGACTTTTGTTCCATCATCGTTCAAAACGTAAGAACCAAAAACTTCTTCATCGCTTAACTCAGCGACTTCGAAGTATCCGTGAACAAACTTATGAGCGCGATCGAGATTCCTTTCACTGACAATCCTTCGCTCAGCGTATCGTTCACGTCCTTTTTTATTCCAACATTCCTTACAAATGTGATAAAGCCTATCACGATTCGTTGGATGAGCATGGAATTCACTTCGGTTTTTAACTACCTGACATTCCTTACACAGCTTTCCATCGGAATCATCAAACTCAACGATTCCATCATCCGCAACTATGTTTTGAGTTACTGTCATTCCGTTTTCATTCCTGCCGGTTCACACCATACCGATAGAACGGTCTTGGTATCGCTCCGCGTGGCCGATTCACAGGTTCTTGAACGAGAGCAGGAGCAGGACCAAAAGCATCAGGGTTTCCCAAAGCAAAGAACATGTCTGGATACAAATTTTCTTGGGGATTGGTTGCATCCAACCGAAGCGAAGCTCTGTACTCGTTGAGCATGTCGTGTGAGTCTTCACCAACGGCCCACGGCAAAACTCGTTGCGATTGAAAGTCCGAACGA